GACCTGTTTTTTGTTCGGAAAACCTGAGGGGCTTATGCCTAGTGCGGCCGGCGTCGTCACCCCCCATGGGGGGTCACCGCCGGCCACCTGAGGGGCACCTAGGGGCAGTAGTGAAACCCACTAGGAGGGCCAGGGGCGGCCCTGGGTGGTGCGGAGCGGGCAACAGGGGTGGCCCTGGTTGACCTAGGCAGGCCCTGTGGTTCTTTGTGCCCGCCCTACACCCCCACCAAACCGGGGTGACTGAGGGCCTGCCAAAGCAAACCAGGGTGGGGCGGTCGAAACGGTCGCAGGCCACCACCAATGGTGGTAGGATGGGGGCAAGCCTCGGACCCAACGGGCCGGAGGTCTACCCACCACTGCACCTAGACAAATGAACACTTGCGCAATGACTGCGGCCGAGAGGCTGCAGGCTGACTATGGCGTCACCGACCCCGACGCCCTGGCCCAGGAGCTGCAGGACAGCAAGGCGGCCATGCTCAGCTGGGCAGGTCGCAATGGCCGCTACACCGTCGACGACCTGGAGGCGGTGTTGCAGGGCCACGGCGAGACCCTGCGCAACTGGGCGGACGAGTGTGAGGCCCACGGCTTCCACAACGTCTACAGCGCCGAAGCGGTGCTGACCTGGCTGGGTTACTGAGCCATGGGACGCCTTGAACAGCGGGCTTACCCGATGGCCTGCCGGTCCCTGTATTGCGGGGAGACCAGCTGCCCAGCCACATGCCCTGAGCTGCCAGAACTGCAGGCCTTCAAGGCCTGGAGAGACCGCACCAGGGCCCAACCGATCAGCCAATGGCATCCCTGCATTTATGAAGGGATCACAGAGGAGTCGGGGCCCTGGCCCCTGACACCAGTCCCCAGCACCATCCCGCTGGGGTTTGCCAGCCAGTGGTGCCGCACCAACTGACGACAGCCCGGAGGGGGCCACGGCCCCTTCCCTGCTGCCCTCACCGGTAGCACCCACCACAGACCCACAGAACCATGACAACCAAAGAAAAGGAGCAACAACAGCTCAGCCCAGGCCAGGAGAACGCACGGGCCCACGTCGACAACGTGTGCGCCCTGTATGTGCGCTATCTGGAGGGGATGATCACCAGCGATGAAGAGGTCGAGGAAGTTCAAGAGGAAGCCCGAGAGCTGGCCCTATCGGTTCAAGTGCAAAGCGGCTGGCAAACACCAGGCCAAACGCTCAGCCCCGAAGAAGGCTGCATCCTGCTCACCACCGGCGGCCCTGCATTGCGGCTGCTGGTGGAGCTGGACGTCGACGCTGCCCCCTGCAGCTGCGAGCTGCAATGGGCCGACTGGGGCACGCCATGGCAGCACTTCCACCTCACCGAGGCAGAAGACCAGGCTATGGACTGGTTCGCTGAGCTGTTCTGGTACGGGGAGGCCTGACCTATGCGGTCCCTGCCCGTTGCCGCGGCCGTGACCCTGGGGACTGCAGCCCTCTGGCTGCTGGCCCTGGGGGAACTGGCCCGCCAGCCGGTCACCCATACCGGCACCCAACCGCTCACCCACCACGTCGACCGATGACCGCAACCCTTTATCCCTGCGACTACTCCCATGTGCTGCACACCATCCCCACGGATGACAAGCACCGGGTGAGCGTCCGCCAGATCATTGATGCCGTCGACGCCTGGGCCCAGTTCAATCTCAAAACTGAGCATGGCCTGGCCATTAACGGCAATGAGATCTACTGGCTGGAGTACGCCGAAGACCAAGGCCACAAAGTTCTGGCCCACACCGGGCCATTGCTCCGGCTGGGGGTTCGGCCTGGCTCAAACGAGGGGTGGATCTTGCTGGCCTATGTGGACGGCAAGGAAACACCAATCCTGAGTGCCAAACTCTGGACCCTTGACGCTGCGCAGCAGCTCATGGCCGCCCTATCACGGGCCAGTGCCGACTGCATCGTTTGATCACCACCAGGGCCCCAGCGATGGGGCCCACTACCCACCACGCCATGACCCACTACATCAACCGCCAATCCGGCCGGTATCACGAGACCGTCGACGAGTACGACAGCAAAGGCGAGGCCCTTAAGGTCCTGCCCGAGTACCAGTACTCAGAACACGGCCGCGCCTACTACTACGTAAGCGCAGTGCCCCGGCCCAACTGGAAAGACTGACCCGCCAGGGCCCCATTGCTGGGGCCCACTACCCACCACCACTGCACACCATGACCAAAACACCAACACGCCAGCCGGGCCGCATGGTTTGGCAGGTGTTCCGCAAGTTCACCGACGTGAACTTTCCCGCCTACGTCCAGCGTCAGAACCTCGGCTGCTACCCCTCAAAGCGGGAGTGTGAGCACGCGATCCACCAGTACCAAAACAAATACCCCGACTCCTTTGTCGACGGGGAGGTTCACTACTACTGACCCGCCAGGTAACGAACAGCAACAACGCCCCTGCCACCACAAGCGGGGGCGCCATGCTGGCCCAGCCGCGGCCCCCAGGCCCGGCCCCCACCCACCACAGCCCCATGCACAAACACCTTGCGTTGGCCTTGGTCATTGCGTTGGCCCAGGCCCCAGTTCATGCCCAGCAAACCGCCTGCTTCTCAACCATCGAAGGGTGGGGGTGCGTTGGCCCCAATGGCACCACTCAACTGCAACCCACCGTTGTCCCTGGCCAATGGGCTGTCAGTGGACAAACCAAAGACGGTGGTTTGTATGGGTGCCAGGCGACGACGACCCTCAGTGGTGACGTCGTATCCACCTGCCCATGAAAGAGCCCTACCAGCTGTTGATACAGGTCTCAGCACGTCTGTTTGCTGACGGCCATACCAACTTGGCTCAAGACGTCAGACAGCTAGCCCTCAGATGGACGCCAGACCGGGAGAAAATCCTGATCCACGGCCAAGAAGAGGACTACGGCTTTGACCCTGACTGCGACCCTCAACACCCACTACACGACACATGACTACCGAACCCACTGAACTGCAACTGATGGAGCTGTACCGGGACTGGTGGAAAGACAGTTACGGCGGCAGCCCCAACAACCAGAACACGATCATCGCTGCAGCCTTTGCCCGCCATGTGTTGGCCACGTTTGGAGAAAAGTCCGATGACTGACCTTTCCCCCGCAGCACAAGCGGTGCTGGATGCTGTTGATCAAGTTCCTCGTGTTCTTAACTGCACCCAGGATCACCCGTTGTTTGCCGCTGCCGCCCTGCGAGCTGTTGCGGATGAGGTGGTGCCTTACGAATCACTGAAAGGCTGTGATCAAGAAGCGTGGTTACGCGACGAAATACGCCAACAACTTCTCGCCATCGCTGCAGAGCTGGAGGGTCTCGATGACTGAGTCACAGGTCATGGCACGGCTCAGGCACGAGATCCTGACCGTCCTGTTCAAGATCTACCCACGGGTGCTGACCCACCCGCAGCTGGTCGCTGAGGTGCAGGTACCCTTCCTCACCCGTGACAAGCAATGGCTGCAGGATGCAGTCAAGGAACAGATCCAGGTACTGCAGCAGGCCAGCCTCTTGCGCCCCAGCCAGGGGGGTTACACCCTCACTGACCGTGGTCGTATGGACAGGCAGCAGGCAGCCAGGTTTCTAAGCAAGAAGATCAACCCACCAACCGACGCAGCATGAGCAGGATCAATGAGTTCGACCGGCGAGCTGAGTCGATCACGCACGACAGGGCAGCAGACTATGGCGACCCTCGGGTCAGCTTTGATCGCATTGCCCTGATGTGGTCAGCCATCACGGGGGCAGACATCACTGCCCACCAGGTGGCTCACATGATGATCTGCCTCAAGCTGAGCCGGCTACAAAACACACCCGATCACCTCGATTCCTATGTCGACATCGTCGGCTACGCAAGATGCGGTGTCCTCTGTGGCCCGCAAGAGCCCAGCTGAGATCAAGTTCGGCACTGACCTGGTCGGTCGCTGCATGGCTGCCTACTGGCAGGACCGTGAAGCATTGATCGACGGGCACAGTCGGATGCAGGCAGTGATGACTGTCATTGCTGAAGAGGTGCGCACCTGGGCACCTGACCCAGGCCAAGCACGCATCTGCCACCTGGCCATCAACGAGGTGGCTGACCGCCTTATCCGTGATTCCCATGCCGTATGACCCCAGCTGGCGGAAGGAAGACGAGGCCCGAGTCGCACGACTTGAGCGCCTGTACTTCCTTGATGGCCGCAAACACCTGCCCTATGGGCACCCACTGCACGGCACCTACACCGGACTCCATGAGAAATACAAGGAGCACGGATGGTGAACCGAGGCAGGGACCATAACTTCACCCTGTACTGGGGTGAGGACAACGCACCCAACCTTGGTGAAGGCATCAGCCGTACTACCAAGGAGAACTCCAGTCTCTGGAGGATTGAGGTCAGCTTCGGTCACGGTCGCCCCATGCGGGAGTTGATCCGTGCCGTCAATCACAACCAAGCACGGTACTTTGCAAAGAACCGTTACCCATCTGCCACTAACATCACACTCATCGGTAAAGCCAATGACTCAAACATCCAACCGTCTACCTGAGAACGTCTACGTCCTTAAGGAACAACCACCAATCAAAGATGACAGCGATGCCAAGGGTTATGTGCTGTACTTCAAGCCAGGCTTTGGCTGGTACGCAGGCTTCTGGCACACGCCACACATGGATGGCACCACGCACTGGACCTACCTGCCAGAACGCCCGCCAGAACTGGAAGATGCCAAGGTCAAGAGAGAGAAGGCATACCAGGCATGGATGAAACTTTTCCCTACTGAGTTTGATCCTGCTGCTGATGCCTTGATCCGCCTTGGTTTTAACGCCGGCTGGGAACGTGCGAACTGAAGAGGACCAACTTCTTCTTGAACAGAAGGAGATGCTCATGCTCGGGGCAGATCGTTATGAACTGCTCCGCAACAACCGCATCGCCAAAAAGATGGAGTCCCTCTCCACCTACGGCAATGCATTAGTGACCATGGGTGTGGATGGTGTGGTCGCTGAGATCAGGCACCACCGCAAGCGGCTGCAGGAGGGCAAGGCAGGTGTCTACTACAGGGACCTGCAACCCCTGCTCACCCTGGCCCCGCACAAGATCGCTGCCTGTGCGTTGCGGGTGGTGGTCGACAGCATCAGTCAGCCCATGCGCCTGACCCCTCTGGCCTTGTCGGTAGGGGAAAAGCTATGGGTCGAAGCCATGCTGGCCCGTGCCAGCAGGTGGGAATTGGCCAACCACAAACGGGTCCGTGGTCGCTTTGAGCAGAAGGTCAATGACATCAAGCGGATGTCAAACACAGAGACCTGGACGACAGAGCAGCGGTCGGCAACGGGTGCGTTCCTGGTGTCGGTCATTGCCCAGAAGACAGGGCTCATCAAGTTGGAAAAGGTGCGCATCGGCATCCGCACAATTACCTATGTGCGGGCAACGGCCGAGTGCTTCGACTTCATCGGCAAGGTCAACGAGACAGGGCAGTTCCTCTGCCCCTTCCAGTTGCCCATGCTGGTGAAACCCAGGGACTGGAATGATCCAATCTCAGGCGGCTACCTCACTGACATACCCAACAGCACCCTGCTGAAGGACAACAGTGAGATGGTTGCCCAGTACTGCAGTGGTGGTGAGCCTTTCATGAAGGCCACCAACCACCAGCAGTCCGTCGCATGGCAGGTGAATCGGTGGGTGCTTGAGCATCTTGAACATGCGTGGGAGAAGAACATCTCAGTCGGCAAGCTGATGCCCCGTGAGGGGTGGCAGCCGCCGCCTTATCCGAAGCACCTGCCTGAGGGTCACCCAGACATCACTCAGTGGCGCTTCAACGCACGGCAGATCCACGAGAAGAACGACAAGACCAGGAACAAACGCATCGCCCTGGCGAAGCAGTTGTGGCTGGCTCGTCGCTTTGCGGATGAGCAGGAGCTGTACTTCCCCATGCAGCTGGACTTCAGGGGGCGGTACTACTACAGGCCGCCGTTTCTGAATCCCCAGACCAACGACGTCGGTCGTTCCCTGCTGCAGTTCGCCAACGGTCAGCCCATTGCCAATGAACAGGAAGCCGAATGGCTTTGGGTTCATGGCGCCAACCTCTACGGGTACAGCAAGCACAGCTGGCGTACCCGGTTGGACTGGGCACACCAGAACAAGGAAGCAATCTGTCGCTCCGGCATGGAGCCATGGCAGATGACTGAGTTCTGGGCACAGGCCGATGACCCGTGGCAGTTCCTTGCCTTCTGCCGTGCCGCATACCAGTACGTCGAAAAGCGTGGTGCCTACCGGTGCCAGCTACCTGTCGTCCTGGACTGCACCTGCTCTGGCATCCAGCACTACTCAGCCCTGCTCCGCAATGAACAGATGGCTGAGCTGGTGAACCTGATGCCCAGCGACCACCCACAGGACATCTATTCCCGTGTGCTGGCTGCTGTCCTTGAGCACCTGCGGGCTGATGTGGACAACCCACACGCCCGCTCCTGGCTGGAGCTGCAGCCTGACCGCTCCCTCACCAAGGCAGTGGTCATGACCATGCCGTACTCAGCCACCAGGCAGACAGTGTTCAAGCACTGCCAGGTCTGGTCGTTTGAGCGGACGCTGCAGCTGTACGGCACAGACGGATGGCACTTCAAGGACGGTGCCATCGCAGCCATGCACTACATGGCAACCCTGCTCAGCAATGAGACGGCCAACATGATCGGCCCAGCCAAGGCAGCAATGCACTGGTTCAAGCGGGTTGGGGCACTGGCTGGTGAGAGCAACACGCCTATGCAGTGGACCTCTCCATCAGGCCTGACCATCAGGCAGCAGTACCCCAACATGCGCCGTGTGCTGATCAAGCTGCACCATCTATCCCCTGTGCTCGGGCGCTTTGCCTTGAACATCGAGGAGCTTGGCCTCAACCCCAAGCGGATGGGCAATGGCCTCAGCCCGAACATCATCCACTCACTGGACGCCAGTCATATGGCGCTCACGACAGTCGATGCGTTCGCCAAGGGTGTGGTCAATCTGGGTGGCATCCACGATTGCTTTGCCACCACACCAGCTGAGATGAGCAGGGTGCGGGACTCTGTCCGCAACACCTTTGCTGCCATGTACTCCGAGGACTGGTTCACCACCATCTCCTCTGAGCTGTTGGCCCAGCTGCCAGCTGAACTGCACAGCAAACTGCCCGAGCTTCCCGCAGTTGGAAACTTCGACATCGACCTGGTCCGCAGGTCCAACTACTTCATCACCTGACCATGAACTACAACCTGATCGACAAGCTGAAGCTGACCACCCCTGTCGCCAAGCTGAAGTACCCCAAGCTCATCGAACCCGAGACCAAGTTCAACCCTGAGGGTGTCTACAAGGCGACTGCCGTCATCGACTCAGCTGAGGCCGCGGCCCTGGCTGATGCATTGGACGATCTGCTCACCCGCCACAAGGCATCGCTCAAGCAGCAGGACCCCAGCAAGAAGGACTGGAAGCTGGCTGACCTGCCCTATGGGTACGAGGAGATCGACGGCAAGCCCTGCTTTGTCATCAAGACCAAGATGAAGGCCAAGGGCATTGACCGTGACGGTCGCGCCTGGTCCTCGGTGCCCGCTCTGTTTGATTCCAAGGGCCAGCCAGTCCGTGACCGTGAGTCCCTCAAGGGCATGTGGTCCGGCACCGTGGCCAAGGTGAACTTTGAGGCCTGCCCCTTCTATCAGGCAGCACTTGGTGCCGGCATTACCCTCAGGTTGAAAGCCGTCCAGATCATTGACCTGGTCGAAGGTGGCGGCAGCGCAGAGAGCTTTGGCTTTGGCGAAGAAGACGGATGGACTGGCACCACGTCGGAGGCAACGCCGTTCGACAGCACGACGTCCATCGCCTTCGACGAGTCGGACTTCTGATTACCGCTCCAAGTTTGAGCAGCAAGTTGCTGGCTCATTGAACAAGCGGGGCTTGCCCTTCAACTACGAGGGGCAGGTCCTGCCTTACGTCATCCATGCCCAGTACACCCCTGACTTCATCCTGCCCAATGGGGTGATGGTTGAAACCAAGGGGCTGCTGACACCAGAGGACCGGCGAAAGATGATCGCAGTCAAGGCCGCACACCCTGACAAGGACATCCGGTTCTGTTTCATGCGGGCTGACACCAAGCTGTCCCGTAGACCTGGCGCCCTGGCCTATTGGCAATGGGCTGAGCGCCACGGCTTCCTCTGGTGTGAAGGCCACATACCCACCACCTGGTACACCCATGCCATCCAAGTTCCTGAGGCATGAACCATGCCCGGAGTGCAATAGCAAAGACAACCTGGCCCGCTACGACGACGGTCACGCCACCTGCTTTGGGTGCGGGTACCAGGAGCAGCCGGCCAAGCAAGAGAAGCTGGAACCCATCGCGCCGATGGCCCCTTTGACAACACCGCTGCTGGAGTTTGTCAACGTCAAGGACCTCGGCAAGCGTGGAATCCTTGCTGAGACCTGCAAGTTGTACGGCTACGGCACCAGCGTCCACAACAACGTGCCCGTGCAGGTCGCCACCTACCGCAACCAACAGGGCAAGGAGGTGGCCCAACACCTGCGTGATGCCAACAAGCGATTCCGCTGGCTGGGTGACACCAGCAACATGCAGCTCTGGGGCCAGCACCTCTGGCGTCAAGGCATCGG